TACGTTTACACCAAGAGTCGTTTCTGGTTCATATGGACCGTTTCCTGGAAACTCAGACATAGGTTTGGTGTATTCAACAATGTCTTATAGCAGTGTTGAAAAGCCAAACGCGACGTATCGCGGATATGAAGTTCGCTCAATTGGCGAAGAGCTTGATGAGTATTCTGACTTTCCAGACGGTTTTGAGTATCGAATCGACTGCGACTATGACACCGGCACGTCATCATTCACGCGCACGTTCACGCTGCTGCCACTTCAAGTGCCGAACCCGCCGGCGGCAGGAGAAGTGTCTCCATTAAGTAGATTCGGTGCCGATGAGCTTGTTTTTGAGTATCCCGGAAATATTTACGATGTTAGCATTGACGAATCTGCTGAAAACTCTGCAACAAGATTTTTTGTGATTGGAAATATCGGAGATCTTGGTGAAGATGCGAGTCAACCGTACGCCGTCGCTACTTCTACTGAGCTTCTTGATCTTGGCTGGCCTCTTCTTGATATGCAGGAAGCAAAGAACGATATCTCTGATGAACTTGATTTGTACGAAAACGCTGAGCGGTACCTATCGGAGTTTAGGCCGCCGGTGTCTGACATTAAGGTTCGTGTAAACGGCTCCGTCGCGCCTGTTGTCGGCTCGTACGCGCCGGGGGACTGGTGCGCGCTTATTGTTAATGATCCGTTTATTCAACTTCGTCTTGCTAGCGATCTCGAGGTGCGTGACGATATTCTTGTAAGAAAAATTGAAAATATAAAAGTTTCTGTGCCAGACGGCGTCCCGTTCCCTGAAGAAGTCGAACTATTGCTAATACCTGAGTGGGAGATCGATCGAGTTGGCGAGTAATCTTAGAAGAAGCAGAAGAACGTTCGGTCAACGGTACCTGACCACTGAACAGCGCCTTACGCAGGTTCGAGCTCGTGGGACGACGACAAGAATAGGCGCGAGAATTATTCGTACGTCAAACATCGCGCCACGAGCGATACGTCTACCAAATCTCGGCAATGATGTAACTGGCGAGCTTGACTTTATTCAAGCCACGGCTGACGGCAAAAACACAATATATCGGCAGGCAACTGCTCCATCTGGCGGCACATACGCTGTCGGCGATCTATGGTTTGACACCGATGACGACAATAAAATCTATAGAAATACCGTCGCAGGCAGCACTCCAACCTGGGCAGGTTTTACTCTTGGCACAAATGCTGTTGCTAATCTAAACGCAAGCGTGATCACTGCCGGGACACTTGACGCAAGCGTGATCACCGTTTCTAACCTCAACGCAGGCAACATTGTCACTGGCACATTGTCCGGCATCACTATCAGCGGTAACACTGTCAGCGGTAATACAATTACCGGTGGCACAATCGCTATTGGCAGCGGCAACACTATTTTTAAGGCCGACACTAACGGTATCTACCTCGGTAACGCCACTTTTGGTAGCGCGCCGTTTCGTGTGACACCCGCAGGGGCTCTTACTGCGACAAACGCAAGCATCACTGGAAGTATCACATCAAGTTCAATCTCAGGCGGAACAATATCCGGAACCACGATCACAGGTTCTACTCTAACTACAGCGGCTTCTGGAAACCGTGTCCATGTAAACACTAACGACATTACTTTGTATTACAACGCTGACAACGTCAGCAATATTCTGTTCTCAGGCCCAAACGTTTATACTTCTTTGATTTCTTCAGACGGCAGTTTAATCATACGCGGGCTAGGTAGCTCGGCTCACGGCAGTGTCCGAGTTGGGAGAAGACCAAGTCTCCTTCTTGGGACGTACATTTACGGCACAGAGGGCGTAGAAATCGCTGGTGGAACAGACTCGCAGAGCGCTGGTTACGCAAATTTAATTGTCAGCGGCCCAACATTGACTCAAACAGCGTTGTCATTCATGTGCCAGAACACCCATATTCAGTTAAGAACAGCTAACAATGACTCAAAGCTGTATATAAGAAGAGCAAATGACACGGCGTACGCCGACATGTCATTAGGCGTACTTATCAATAATGGAGCCGGTGTTATATTTGCTGGTTCATCGGTTGGAGGCGGCGCTGCAAATCAGATGGGGATGTCGTGGGCGAACCCGAACATTCTCGGCACCGTTGATAACGCTGTTTCCGCAGTTTTAGGTACTGTCTCAGACAGAAGAATAAAGACAAATATAGAAACTTTTACTAGTGGACTGTCTGAACTTCAGAATCTTAGAGTCGTGAAATATAATCCGTACGTTGTAACTGAGTTTACAGAAGATGGTCCGACTGTTTCCGGCGCGTCAGAACAGACAATGATAGGTCTTATTGCTGACGAAGTCGAGCAAGTCGCGCCGTGGCTTGTTCAAGGCACCGCGTCGAAGAGAGAGCTTCAAAGCGTGAACTACGCTTTGATTACTCCGCTTTTGATAAATGCCGTAAAAGAGCTAGACAAAAGGCTATCAGATCTCGAGAATAACAGTTGATTTAGAAACACTTAGGTGTGAAAATCAATGTATGATGTAAACAAGTCTATTAGTTAGAAAGTAGTACACAATGATTCAAGTAAAAGACGGCGACAGAACGCTACAGTTTGCTGGCAAGCTTCTTGGCAAGTCTTCATCGCAAAAAAGAGATTCTCTGCGCTGGATCGAGTTTGAGCTGTATAAAACTGAAAGCGGGTCATACGTTCTTTCTCGCGTTGGTATCTCTGTCGTGTATCACACGGCTTCGTGTCATCTTGTGAAAAGATACAATCTTGTTGAAGCAACTGTGCAAGACCTTAAAAGAGTTGACGAAATGGTGCCATGCGAGATATGCAGCCCTTCAATGACTGCCGGTGTGGTCTTCCCTGAGAAAGATAGAACGTGGGCTCAGGTAAGTGATGACCCAAACGCGGTGCTTGAAGCATTATATAAATATGATGACAGTGGCGCTAGATACCTAACGCACGTCGCTCAACGGCTCTTAGAACAGGCAGCAAACGTCGACAAAGGGATTGAAGCCATCTACAGAATAGAAATAATCCCGTAGTTCATCACAGTTTACAGACCAAAAAGTTGTATAATTCCGCAAACTACGGAGAGACGGATGTTTATTGTTTTAGAAGGTGCTGACGCTTCTGGAAAGACAACGCTCGCTGCGGCTGTAAAAAGTCAGCTTCAACGAGACTTTCCCGGTCATACTATTCACGAGTATCACAAGGGTAAGCCAGAAGAGCTGTCGCGCCGATGGGCTCTTCACGAGTACGCTGTAAGCCTTGAAAATGTTGACGTTCTCAGCAGACTGTCGATTGCTGACAGATGGCACTGGGGAGAAGTGACCTACGCTCCACTAAAAAGACCTGACACAAACACAGACGGATTTGGTCTTCTTGGCATCGCAGGGTGGAGATGGGTAGAGTTGTTCATGGCTTCTCGAGGGATGACTCAATTCTGGGTATACCAGCCGTCGAATGTCGTAAAGCGCAGAATAGAAAGCCGCGGAGACGATTTTGTCGAAGTAGACGAAGTAGAACAGATCATAGAGTACTACAAAACAGCAAGCGCAAGCACGTATCTAACAGAGTCTAAGGTGCAGATTCCAGAAGGACTACAATACGTCAAGTCAATTGCAGCGGCAGTCATTTCAATGGCAGCCGATCGTGCCTCAGAGGTCGAGCTTCTTGCTGAGTTTCCTGAATACATCGGCGGGCCAAATCCGATACTGCTGCTTGTCGGTGACAAAAGAAATGAGCCGAGCGACACTATTCTGCCGTTCATGCCCGTAAATGGCAACTCAGGCGAATTTTTAATGTCGTCTTTGCCCGAAAGATCGTGGCGACGCGTAGGCATTGTAAACGCTGGTGACGTAAATGGCGATAGACTGCGTAAATTGATTGGAGTGCTAAACCACCCAAAGGTAGCTGCTCTTGGCAGATCAGCAGAAAAGATCGTTTCTGACGCTGTATCTGACACCGAAAGATGGGAAGTTTTTCCGCACCCGCAACACGTTCGCAGATTCAACAACAGCTCAAAGGACGAGTATGGGCTTGCTCTATCGCATTACATGTACTCAAGACCGGAAGGATACATTAAGTGGACGCTTCAGCGCGACTAATTGAAATTGAAGATGGTGTTAACGGGTACGTTGACTTAGTTCGTCACGTGCTAAATAACGGAAAAGAGGCGTCTCCTCGAGGACTACGTACTCTTGAAATTGAAGACGCTACGGTGTACATCGACAACGTGTACGCAACTCTTCCGCTTGGGGTCGGCCGCGGGACAGTTGCAGGAATAGGCGCAGTCGAAGCGTGCCAACTAATTGGCGGTGTGTCGGTGCCAGAAACTGTAATTGCTGTTGGCCCGCAGTTCAAAAATTACGCTGAAGACAACGGTGTTTTTCACGGCGCGTACGGTCTACGAACAGACGGGCAGTACGATCACGTTGTAGATAAGCTTAAAGAAGACAGCGACACCAGGCAGGCAGTCGTGACTATCTGGAACCCAGACTACGACAATCTGCCAGGGAAGCGCGACTACCCATGCACGGTTCTCCATCAATTCAGAGTTCGTGACAACAAACTAAATATGAGCGTGTATATGCGCTCAAACGACGTATGGCTTGGCGCCGCCTACGACTTTTTTCAGTTTACTCAAGTGCAACTCGCGATTAGTGGCATTCTCGGCATTGAACCGGGGACGTACGCTCATCATGTCGGCTCTCTCCACATCTACGAGTCAAACATCAGTGCCGCTGAAAATAACTTAAGGAAAACGGATGATGTTCAAATTACTCCGTACTTTAATGGTGACTCGTGGAACAGTGTTAGAATATCAGCAAACAGGAGTCTTCACGCGGTAGTCGACAGAAGCGCACTACAAGATCTTTCTACAGAAGAGATGTGGTACGCGTCTGCAATGATCGCGGCAGTCGACAAGAACGCTGATAAGGTGAAAAAATGAACGAAGACTGGGAAGAAGAGTACTCTTCACCGATGCAAGCTGTAGCAATTAGCATGCATGAAATGTATGTTACTTTAAGAAAAGCCGGGTTCTCAAGACGAGATGGCATAGAGCTAATTGCAAAGATGCTGATAACTGGGATATCAGAGGCATCAGAACAAAGTGACGAAGAAGATGAGTGATGACAGCAGACAATCGCCCTTCGTGGGATGAAACGTGGATGTCAGTAGCTAAAACTATTGGCCTGAGATCAAGATGCTCGCGCGCTGGCATGGGCGCTGTTATCGTTTCAAATGAGCAGCGGTTGGTTGCTACTGGCTATAATGGACCAGCGGCCGCGTGGCCGGAGTCCGGAGAGTGTATTGAATGGTGTGCGCGTGCGAAAGGCGAAGCCCCTCTAAATAATCTGTACGACGAGTGCCCGGCAATACACGCGGAGGCAAACGCTCTTTTATATGTTGACAGAAGCAAGAGCACCAACGCGACTGTGTACGTCACCTCACCGCCGTGTATGCAATGCGCTAAGTTAATATCAAACTCAGGCGCGTCTCGTGTAGTTTGTCGTATTGGAGAGCAGGACATGCACAGAAGGCCAGAGACAGTTCTTGAGTACCTCAAAAAGTGCGGAATAGAAGTCGTAATTATGAAGGAAAATAATGACAACAAGTGATCTCTCAAATGTGCAGCTTCACTTAGTAGACAGTGTTGAAAAAGCAAACGATTTTATTCATTGGCTGGGTCAACGACGGCCGCATAACGCCATCGCTGTCGACACTGAAACTGGCGAGCTACCTGGGAAGCCACGTGAGCACGCGTTGTCACCGTGGCACGGCAGACTTCGACTAGTTCAGGTAGGAGACGGGGAGCAAGGTTGGTCTATCCCCTGGGACGAATGGTCTGGTGTTTTTTACCAAGCGATGTCAAAGTTTGACGGGCCGCTCATCTGTCATAACATAGCGTTTGAAGCAAGATGGTTTGACGTGCAGTCCCGCTGGGACATTCCGTGGGAACGGGCGCACGACACTATGATCATGGCGCACGTTGTTGATCCTCTCGGCTCGGGCGCGTTGAAAAGACTTGCATCTCTTCATGTAGATAGCAGAGCGGTGGCGTTGCAGGAAACTCTTGATGTCGAGCTGGCGAAACATGGTTGGACGTGGGGAACTGTTCCAACAAACTTTACTCCATACTGGTCGTATGGCGCGCTTGACTGTGTTCTAACGACTCGTCTGTGGGAAATGTTCTACGATAAGTGCGGACCGCAGGGGCCGTACCACAAGGCGTATGAGCTTGAGATGGCGACAAGAAAGATCGTCACAAGAATGGAAATCAACGGTGCTCGAGTCGATCTCGACTACTCAAAGAGAAAGTACGACGAACTGACTTCGTACACTGAGTCAGTGAAAAAGTGGGCAAAAGAAACGTACAATGGTGTGTCAATAACGAGTAACATTCAACTTGTCAATCTTTTTGAGTCTCTTGGTGCTGAGATCACAGAATACACTCCGACAGGTCAGAAATCGTGCACAAAAGATCAGTTGCGTGGCTTAATGCGAGATGGAAACGCAGAAGTCTCTGCTCTTGCTGATACTGTTCTTAAGCAGCGCAAGGCTGACAAACTTGCTGGTACTTACTTTTCAAACTTTCTTACGGAGTCAATTGACGGCCTTGTTCACCCGTCTGTGAAAACTCTCGGTGCCAGAACAAGTAGAATGTCCATCACTAATCCGGCGCTGCAAACTTTACCTAAGAGCGATGATGTTGTTCGTAGAGCGTTCATACCCAAAGACGAAAATCACGTCATCGTCACGAGCGACCTCGACCAAGTCGAGTTTCGTATGTTTGCTAGTCTTTCTCAGGACCCAAATCTTGTCGAGCTATTTAAGAGAGCCGACGCTACTGGATCAGACCCCTTCACTGAGATCGGCAGAGAAGTCTACAACGACCCGGCGATGGCTAAATCTGATAAACGTCGTGGCCTAATCAAAAGTATGATCTACGGTAGACTGTACGGCGCCGGTGTGGCAAAGCAGGCGCTTACGGCCGGCGTGCACGAAGCGCAGATGAAGCAAGTGTCAGATGCTTTCGATGGCAGATTTCCTGGAATGTCCTACTTTCAACGTCAAATAGAAGATATCGGTATGAGAAGACTAAAGCAGGAGGGGCAAGGGTACGTGTACACTTGGACAGGCAGACGCTTGCCCTGCGACGAAGACCGAGTCTATACTTTAGTGAACTATTTAATTCAAGGCGGCGCCGCTGAAGTGTTCAAAGCTAATTTAGTCAAACTAGACCAAGCTGATTTGACAGAACTTCTTATCGTGCCAGTGCACGACGAAATCGTGCTACAAGCGCCGCGAAAAGACGCAGAAGAGGTTAAGCATCTCGTAAAACAGTGCATGACAACTGAAGAAGGTTGGGACGTCCCACTCACTGCTGACGTTGACGGCCCGCTGGAGACGTGGGGCGACAAGTATCGATGAATAGATATTTGAAAATGGCAGTTGATATTGCTGCACGAAGCAAGTGCCGTCATCGCCACGGCTGTGTAGTTGTAAAAAACGGCAAAGTTATATCAACATCGACAAACAAAAAGATTGGCGATCCGTCAGTCGCGTGGCGTATTTCTCACATTCACGCCGAGTTTGCTGCTGTCGTTGCTGCCGGAACTTACGCGTGCGGCTCAAATGTGTACGTCGCTAGAGTCTCTGCCGACGGTTCTCCGGCGCCATCTAAGCCGTGCAAAAAATGCGAAAGTATCATGGAAAGATCTGGAGTTGCAAAGGTTGTGTGGACATGAAAATAATTTTAGCTGTTGACCCGGGTAAGAAGAGTGGCATCTGCTCTTTTAAGTTTGACAAAGACACCGAACCTGAGTTGATATTTTCGGGAGAGTATTTGATGCCCGAGTATCACACTCCAATTATCGAAACTCTTTCTATGGCCAGCAGCAAAAATTTAAGTCTGGACATAGTGTGCGAAAGATTTACGATTAACGCTCAGACTGTGAAAAATTCTCAGGCGCCATACAGCTTAGAGCAGATCGGGATATTGAAGTATTTAGCAATGTCCGCTGGTTTTGATCACGAGGGCATATTGTTTCAGTCGCCGTCTGACGCAAAACGAATGTTTTCAAATGATGCTCTTAAAAAATTAGAGTACTGGCATCGTGGTGGAGAAGGTCATGCCTTAGATGCTATTCGTCACGGGCTTTTGAGAGCTGTTAAGCTTGGGTGGATGCCTACTAGGCTTCTGTCTCAGTGAGACATACTAAGAAAAAATGCGCGCTAAGTCAATATTTTGACTTAGTATGTGGTATATTCAGTACGAAATGACAAGAGGTTGTACGTGCCAGTAAGTGTTGAACTCTCTCCAGACAACAAGCACATCCGTATTGACACGGAGTGGCGCTTCAAAGAACTGTGTAAAAGCATACCAGGTGCTACGTGGTCCGCCTCGGACAAAGCGTGGAAGGCTCCGCTAGGGTGGGCGACGTGTCTTGCGCTGAGATCGGTGTTTAAGACAGAGCTTGCAATCGGTCCTAAGTTGGCAGAGTGGGCGACAAATGAGCTGCAAACACGTGTGCAGCCGTGTAATGATCTTCGAGATCTTGATACGGCAGATGGCGATGAAAAGCTGTTTCCGCATCAGCGCGCGGGAGTAAAATTCCTTGCGGCCGCTAGACGAGCACTTCTTGCCGATGAGCCCGGTCTAGGCAAAACTGCGCAGACTATTCGCGCGTTGAAAGAACTAAATGATCGCGGAGAACAGGTGTTTCCGACACTAGTTGTCTGCCCAAACACGCTGAAGAAGAACTGGTTTCGCGAGTTTGCCATGTGGTGGCCTGGTGTAAAAGTGCAGGTTATCACCGGGTCTGCGACGCAAAGACGCAAGCAATTCAACGAGGAAAACGTTGATGTCTACGTAATCAACTGGGAGTCGCTGCGTAGCCACTCAAAATTAGCGGGGTACGGCTCCGTCGCGCTAGCCAGATGCGTAGACTGTGGCGGTCACGATGAAAAAGTTAGCGAAAACCGTTGTGAAGTTCATGTTCGCGAACTAAATGAAATCGACTTTAAATCGGTCATTGCAGACGAGATTCACAGATCAAAGGACCCAAAGAGCAAGCAAACAAGAGCACTCTGGGCGGCAACTGGGGCAGCTGACGTAAGATTTGCTCTTACAGGTACTCCTATCGCGAACAACGTTCTTGACTTATGGCCGATTCTTCACTGGCTGTCGCCAGAAGAATGGCCAAGTAAGACACGCTGGATCGACAGAATGATCGACACGATGCTTAATGCGTTTGGCGGTATGATGGTCATCGGCGTCAAGCCTCACATGAGTGACGAGTTCTACGCTGCTATCAATCCAAGAATGCGCAGAATGTTGAAAGCCAGAGTGCTTCCTTGGCTACCGCCTGTCATGAAAGAGCGCCGCGACGTTGAGATGTCAACAAAACAGAAAAAGGCGTATGAGCAAATGAGAGACGTCATGATCGCTCAGCTCGAGGACAGTGACGCGATCGCCGCTCCAAGCCCGTTGACGCAGACAATCAGACTTCTTCAATTTGCAAGCGCATACGCTACAGTAGATGTTGACGAGTTCACTGGCGAAATCGCGGTGCGCTTGGCAGACCCGTCGTGCAAAGTTGATGCTCTAATTGACGATATTGAAAGCGGCGACTTTGGGGAAGATTCAGTCGCAGTCTGCGCTGTCTCGCGGCAGTTAATTGAGCTGCTAAGCGCAAGAATGACAAAAGCTGGTATACGGCACGGGCTAATCACTGGTGCGCAGACTGAAGACGAGCGTCAGCAGTCTATTGATGACTTTCAAAGCGGCAAAACAAAATGGGTGTTGTTCACGGCCCAGGCAGGCGGCGTAGGTGTGACGCTGACTGCGGCACGCAGACTGATAATGTTGCAGAGACCTTGGTCACTCGTTGATTACAAACAGGCTCTTGACCGTGTGCACAGAATCGGCAGTGAAATTCACGACTCAATTACAATCACTGATTACGTTACGCAGGACACGATTGAAGAGCGCGTCATCCAAGTTCTAGATAGCAAAGCTGACAACTTCGAGCAGATTGTTCGCGACAAAGACCAACTTATAAAAATGTTGCAAGAAGAAAGATCAGGGATAAAGTGACGATAAACGAAGTGAAGCTCGAACTAAACAGCCGCCCTCTACGAATCTCAAACTCCGAGATTCAGACATTTAAAGACTGCAGAAGAAAATGGTGGCTTTCGTACTACAGGCACTTGCAGCCTCAGACCCAAAACTTCACAGGTGCCCTTGCGCTAGGGTCAAGAATTCACGCTGCTTTAGATGACTACTACTCAAAAGACATCCCGCTTCTTGAAGCGTACGCTATTCACGTTCAAAAAGACAAACAAGCTTTGATTGAAAGCTACAGAGACACAGTCGAACTAGAAACTGAAGCCGAACTCGGTCGCATTATGCTTGAAGGCTACCTAGACTGGGTAGAAGAAAACGGAATCGATGCTGAACTTGAGATGATTTCTACCGAAGAAATTATAAGTGTGCCTTTGTTTGATGGCAGAGTAGAGTTGCAGGGTAAACTTGACATGAGAGTTCGCCGCAAAGCGGACGGTGTAAGAATGTTTAGAGACTTTAAGACAGTCGGCGGCTCTTTTACTGAATTTGCTGCTCTAGCTCATATGAATGAGCAGATTCTGACCTACATGCTTCTTGAAGCAGCGCAGAATAAAGACGGAGAACGCTGTGAAGGCGGGATCTTTACGATGTTGAAGAAAGTTAAGCGTACGTCAAACGCTAAGCCGCCGTTTTATGATCAAATAGAAGTGCGGCACAATCAATTTGCGTTGCGGGCTTTTTGGAACAGGGTTCATGGAACACTTAAAGATATGCTTGCCACTAGGGACGCACTTGACGAGGGGCAAGATCACCACTATGTCGCCTACCCAAGACCGAGTAGAGACTGCAAATGGAAATGCCAATTTTTTGCTATATGCCCTCTCTTCGACGACGGTAGCGCTGCTGAGCACGCGATTACCGAACTATATGTAGAAGGCGATCCGTACAAGTACTACGAAACACCAGAGACAAAAGGAAATGAATAATGGGAGAAGTACAAAGATCACTAACAATCATGGTGTACGGCGAGTCAAAGGTAGGCAAGTCTACTTTTGCCGTAACCGCGCCGTACCCACGGCTAATGCTTGACGTAGAAGGCGGACACCGATTCCTCCCTATCAACGTTAAGTACTGGGACCCGCTGCGCGAAGAGCCGCCGGTCGCCGATGGAACGTGGGACACATGCGTTGTCAACGTAGTTGAATACGACACAGTGCTCAAAGCGTATCAGTGGTTGCAGCTCGGGCGTCATCAATTTAAGTCATTGATCATTGACTCGGTGTCAGAACTGCAGGTCAAGTGTGTTGACAACATTGCTGGAAAAAATCAGATGCAGATGCAGCAGTGGGGCGAACTTCTGCGTCACATGGGAGCTCTTCTTCGAGATCTTCGCGATCTAACCATGCACCCAGTAGCGCCTCTTGAGGCGGTTGTATTGACCGCTATGGCGCGCCAGAGCCAGGATGGCCGGTACCGTCCTTACCTTCAAGGTCAGCTCGCAATTCAAGCTCCGTATTTTTACGACATTCTTGGCGCTATCACGGTAGAAGAGTTTCAGAATCCAGACCCAACGCAAGGGCCGTACAAGGCGCGCAGAATGTATGTAGAGCGTACGCCAATGTACGAGGCTGGAGAGCGTGTTCAAGGTCGTCTCGGCAAAATTGTCGAACAAGAAAGTCTCGGGGTTGAAGCGATGCTTGACCTCGTGTTTGGGCCACGTCAGCGTGACTCTAAGTAGCAGTAACCACACAAGAAAGAGAGACAGGTAAAAACAATGAGTACACTAAATTGGGGGGAGCTCGTCAAAGAAGCTGGCGACGCCACCGGATATGACCCGCTGCCAGACGGCGACTACGATCTCGTAATCGTAGAAGCGCAGGCTAAGGTCACACAGACTGGCAAGACGATGTTCGCCATCAAGGCGCAAGTGCAGACTGGCGCCCACGCTAAGCGTCTGGTGTGGGACAATTTGGTAGTTTCAACCGATAACCCGAACGCGCTCGGCATCTTCTTCCGTAAGATGAACGCGCTTGGGCTTGGAAGAGACTTCTTTGCCGGCAACCCGACAAACGCCCAGATTGAGCAAGCGGTCAAGGGTCGCCAGTTCCGCGCGCAAGTTGGCAGCCGTGTTTGGCAGGGCCAGAAGAAGAATGAGATTAAGTCGTACTACGCTTTGGCAGCTTCTTCGACTGCGGCGCCTGCTCCGGCGCCTGCTCCGGCGCCTGCTCCGGCGCCTGCTCCGGCGCCTGCTCCGGCTCCGGCCGCAGCGCAGCAGCCCATCGTCGAGCAGCAGCCCATCGTCGAGCAGCAGCCGCAGACTTCCAACCCGCCAGCAGCTCCGTTCTGATCAATCAAACTTCGCGGCCGTCCGTTTGAACTACTGTTTAAGCGGGCGGCCGCGTTGTACTATTACAAAGGTGCGTAATGAAAATACTTATGACAGGTTTTACTGCTCTTCAAATAAACACAGAGCATAAAACAATTAAAAAGATCGACGTCCCGGCTTCAATTGTAGACGCGCTGACACAAAGCGGGCACGAAGTAGACTGGCGGCGTGTAACGCCTGGAGAAGACTTAACAGGTTATGACGTAATCTGGGTAAATCTTGGCCCACTTAATTCTTTGAACGGTCGCCAGGGCGCGATGGGCGCGCTCTATGCGTTGTCGTCTGGGGTGCCTGCGGTTGGGTTTTTTGACGACTGGCAGTTTGCACAGGTGTTCAACGCGTGCAGATCGCTCGTTCGTCACCCAGAAAGTCTCTATAAGTACCTGTTGTCTGGGTCATCCGTTCGCGGCGACGAAGAAGCTACATACTACTCGTACGACGACGCAAAAGCCGCGCTAGATAGAATACTGCAAACAAATCCAGACGCTGCAAAGAAATGCGCGATTGGCAGATACTTTTTTAACGACACAGATGAAAACATAAAACAGTACGAAGGCCAACTAGTCGCCACAGGCGCCGCACTTCTTGCTGAACGCTGGAGTGCCGGGCTTGTGCCAGTGTGCCCAATGTACTCTTTCGGCGATCGATCTCTTGTAAGAAAAAGAATGCCGAAAGAAATGGCACCTATTGAAGCGCTCGATCCAAGTTCGACAATCTACAATATTCTGTCGTCGTGTGACCCTGCTCCATTTGAGTCAAAACAGAGATCTTGGGTTCTTGGCGCGCTAATGCCGCACGACACTTGGCTTGAAAAGAAAAAACCAGAGTGGCCGGTAGAAATTATCGGTAGTAGAAAACTAATACGTAAGTTTGGTGGACAACGACTTGACAGTGAAGAAGATGTTCTAGCTTTTTACAATAACTACTGGGGCATTTTATCTCCCCCGTACCCGCACGCCGGGAGCGGCTGGTGGAGAAGTAGGTTTATGTACTCCGCCCGCGTTCGGTCAGTTCTTGTTACTGACAAAGGAGAAGGTGCCCCGCTTGGGTCTGCGTACAAATTGACAATAAAAGATGTCGAAGCAATGTCAGACTCAGAGCTCGCCAATGCGGCGACAGCTCAGGCGGACGCTCTTCGGCGGCACATGCCGACTTACGATTCGTTCGTCGCGCAGTGCAATCACATCGTCAACAGAGCATATAGCGAAGACAAGGGACTAAAGATTAACCCAGACGGCACGCGATAATGAAGAAAATCTACATAACTGGGATGACTGCGCAGCAGTCGTCACCTCGTTTGGCGCAGAAAAATGTGACATTTAGCGGTACTGTAGTTCAAATGCTCGAAGACGCGGGCTACACCGTTCATCATAACTATCCGAGTGTTGAAACAGACTATAAGGCACTAAATGAGTATGACCTTGTTTTAGTTGGAGTGTCTCCAATACTTAGCCTAAGCTCAAACAGAGCGTACGGGGCCCTTAAAGTCATCAACGAACTAAAAACATCAGAAAAAATGATGTACATAGTTGACTCGCCTGAACCTGAAAAGATACAAATTTCTTTAAGATCTGTCTTAAAAAGTCCAGAGACGTTGTTTAAGAATTTTTATAAGTCAAGATCAGAATTTTCGCGCGTGTCTGAAGATAAAAATACAAGAAACAATTTACTTTCAGCGGTTGAGCATCTTTCTCTGTCGTGGGGTAAGAAAACAATTTATCCAAGTAGCCCGTTCATCAACGATGAAGACGTAGATCGCGCTGTTTTTCGCGACGAGACTCGGTATTTTCGCGGTGTTTCAATCGACAGCCGGCTAATGTCTACGAACGTGTTCGATCTTTTGTTCCCGAGAGCGCGAAAAAAATCGTGGGTTGCTACTGACATTAGATCAAAATGGGTGTCTAATTTGAAAAAGACGCTTAGGCACGACGTAAGAGCTCTTAAAAAATCAAAAGCAGACAACGATGTTGATGTAGAACTATCGATATCTGACTCGCTCGGCCTAATTGCTGGCCCTCAAGCGAACAGAATGCTGTGGTGGTCGTACCCAATAGTGCAGGCCATGAACACTGGAACCGTTGTAGCGACAGACTGGCAGATCGGTGCAAAGGCCGGTGGGTCATGGACGTATCTCCCGTCATACTTTGAAGACTGCCAAAGCGTGCACGAACTAATTGACATTGCTAGATCACAAAGAGAAACGTATCTTGGTAATATCGACTCAGTAAAAGAAGCAGTAGACAGACTAGTGAATGAAATAGAGAATCCAATATGAGCGATCTGTTCAATCGCTGGTTAGAAAAAACCAGAGAACTTCAAGTAAATGCGTACAATGTGGACTATTCCGTGTATTCTGGCGACTCTCCAGACAACATAAACGCGCTGATAGACTACATTCGGTGGAACATGCTGGCAATAGACGATGAGCTTGCAGAAGTTAGAAAAGCTATTTCGTGGAAACCGTGGCAGCACGACGAGCCGTACGCAGATCGCCATGAGATTCTTAAAGAATGCGTAGATGTTCTTCATTTTGTTGCAAACATTCTTTGCGCGACAGGCGTCTCAGACGAGGAGCTCGATCGCGAGTATCTTGCCAAGATGCAGAAAAACGCAGATCGACAAAAGAATGGCTACAAAGTTCTAGACGAAAACGTTAAATGCTCGACTTGCTTTAGAGCATTAGACGACTACGACACTTCAAGGTGCGTTGAAGACGGCTGCCCGTGGAGAAAAAATGAAAGCCAATAGCTGGGAAAGTGTAAACCCGCTTACAGTATGCGTTGGCGACGTTCTACGCGTCAAATTAGATGCCTACAGATCAGACGCTGGCAAAATTCACAACGGGAGAATAGTAAAAGTCAATCAAATTAAAGACGGGGACGTGTACGTCACAACGGTTGACTACAAAAGCCCTCACATACAAACAGCTAGGCATTCTCCATACGTTCTAGAAAGAGCGGTTAGATAGGTAAAAATGCTAAATAGCGTTTTAACAAGATTTGTTCACCAAGGGTTTCCTCCAGAAATTAAGTGCGAATCTGGGTGGTATGACTTGATAAGAAGCCTTGATGCAGAACTCTCTGCCATCGACCCGACATATACTATCTATCAGATAAAAGAAAAATTTGGAGTGCTTAGAGTGTATGTCGAGTCGTCTGCTTCAAAAAAGAAAATTGAAAAGATGAATCAGATTATTCGTAAGTACGAGCTTTTGTCGTCTACAGTGTGTGAAATAACAGGCACTTCAGGCAGACTTATGAGAAAAGACGGAGTGTACAAAACACTGAATCCGCATAAAGCACCAAACGGTTACGAAATAGTTTGACCTATGAAAAGAATACTAGTTAGAAGTGCCGTACGCTGCCTGGTCTGCGGAGTTGTAATAGAGTCAAAACACAGACGAGACTACGTCAGGTGCGAATGCCCAAGCGACAGCGATACGTCTGTGACAATAGATGGTGGACTATTGTACCAAAAAATTGGATACGGAATTAGATCAGAATTTGAAGACATTTCAGAGTGGGAAGAGTACGAAAAATGATACGAGCAACACTAACAGTAGAAGTAGCAGAGAGTACCCTTGAAAAGATAATGAGTGCACTACTCCATGAGTGGCGAACATTCACGTTGGACGCAGAAGCTACTTTACCGCATGACGCGGAAATATCAATTAGTAAACTTGAGGGCGAAGAATCGTATACTGCAAAGCTGTACTTAAGAATTCGAGTTGACTGACGTGCTGCCTAGAGAAGAAATGCTTATTGAAGCGTCTAAGATAATTTCAGGCCAACGTGATAAGCAGTACGGCGGGCCTGAAGACAACTTTGGAAGAATTGCGCAGATTTGGAGCGCTATCTTTGGCAGAAAGTTTACTAAAGAAGACGTTGCTATTGCAATGATTGCAGTTAAGATCGCGAGGTACGCGTCTGACTACGGTTTTCAACCAGACACTTGGACTGACATTGCCGGCTACGCGGCTTGTGGCTATGAAGTCGGCAAAAATGCGCAGACCTTGCAAAGATCGCAGTATATAGTTTCTAAAGCTACGGGAGATGAATACTAATGAAATTTTCTGACTGCAACGGTCTTGCCGGCTTTATGAGCCTTGGGTTTGTCCGTGCCGGAATGGACATGAACGTTCGAACTGGGACACTTAACTTTGGAAACCCAGTCGCTGAAGTAAATAGAAAGCACCTAGGAGACGGGTGGCTGTCGTTTTTTTCTGAAGACTCAAATGAGTGGCCGACCGAAACAGACACCGACGCTGTGATTGGCTGCCCACCGTGCTCAGGCTGGTCGCTATGGTCTGGCCCAGCTAACCGCGGGCCGGACGCGGCGGCTCATGAGCATACTCGAGCGTTTATGAGGTACGCTGCCCGTGTAAAACCAAAGATAGTCGTGTTCGAGTGTGTGCAACAGGCCTACACTCAAGGGCGCGCTGTCATGGCGCAGTACAGACAGATGCTTGAAGAACTTTCTGGCAAAAAATACGATCTTTATCACGTTAAGCACAACAATCTTCAACTTGGCGGGTTTTCGTACAGAATGAGATACTTCTGGGTAGCTGTTGAAGAAGGGATGAAGTTTGGGGCTCATGCAGAAACTCCAAAAGAGCTGCCAAAGATGATTGATGTAATTGGCGACTTAGAGCACCTTGAGATCACTTGGAATAAGCAAAAGTATTCTGGTGAACCTTCAAATTTTGTTGCTAACTTGAGAAATCAAGACGGATATGTAGACGGCCACATGTGCCGTGACAATCTTGAGAAGCAGCGGATTGATGAAATATTTGAGATCATCGGTAACGAAGGATGGAAGCCGATGGCCCCAATGAATGAAGCGCTTAAAGCCGCTGTTGAAAAAAATGGAGACAAGTTTCCGCAGTCGTGGCTGACAAAAGAGAAAAAAATTAGAGAAAACGACTATTACATGGGCTTTTCGCTGCCAGCTCGTTGGGACGCCGAATCTTTCTGCCACGTAATGACTGGCAGTGCTCTTGATCACGTCGTTCATCCGACTCAGCCAAGAAGAATAACTCACAGGGAAGCTGCAAGAATTCAAGGACTGCCAGACGACTGGGAATTTGCTAGCGTGAAAGATTACACGCCACTTGGGGCGACGTGGGGCAAAGCAGTAGCTGTTCAGGCCGCGACCTGGATTGGTGAAGCTACTGTAGCCGCTCTAAACGGTCAGCCAAACGGCCCTCAAGGAGAGCTTATTGGCGATAGAGAATGGCTTCTTGACACAGACAAGGGTTTTAGCAGGAACTTTGTAAAAAAGAACTACTATTAGAAATAATGCAAAAAGTACGTCACAGATTTTCTAGCTACTTCCGTATAATATGTGAAGCATCTAGTGATGGAGTGACACATGCAATCATTTCTTGTATCAACATCCTCGTTTGAGGAAACCGCAGCAATTCTTGACAACAAGCGCTTGCACAAGCAAACACTTGAAGCGTGGCAGTGCCTTCTTACTATTACGCAGCAAGATCCAGAAGGTAACTACAGAAACCCAAAAGGCTGGGTAAATCACCCTGTAGTCAAGATGTGGCGAGGCTATGAAACTGTGTTTGTTTCTTACATGTCAGCCACGTACTTTGAGTGGCGCTCTCGTGGCTACAAGTCTACATTACTCGACAAGATCTATAAAACATACGATCTAGCAGTTAGTAGAGGCACTATCTCAAATGACTTTATTCTTCCTCCATGGATTGTAGACACTGACTACTTTTCCCGTCTGTGCAGCACGCATAGAACTGCTTTGTTGTGCAAAAACTATGAGTGGTACTCAAAGTTTAATTGGCAAGAAGACACTGGATCTCGACCAGAAACATACGAGTACCTATGGCCGCATCTCGGCGGGTACTACGTAGCCGCGTAAAATTCCACCACTGGCCTTAGAAATGACTTCTAAGATCGTCAAACTATAGTCAAGGAAAAGACTACCGCTTTCAACTAAGACGGTATACAATGTACCGTCATGAAAGATTCACGAATTGGCGAGTCACTTTGGCTCGAGTGGTTTGGCTACTACTACGAGTCGCGCGATGAAGACTCAGTAGTTTTCTATACAAACGACCACGTAGATCTTGACAACGATGTTGTCAAACGAGCACTAGCTTCTGCTGTCCAGCGCGAAGGCATAGCAGTCTCTCTTGGAGAAGGCTACAAAATGGTCGAATCTGCAAAAATACATACTGGGTACTCAGGAGAATTTGAAGACGAGTTGCTACCTGCCGAGTGTGACAATAGTGGAGAGACGTACTACGGAGACACTCTTATCAATGTCACACCGACAACTTGGGTAGAAATCGTATGCCAAAGCACATAGATAGCTGGTCTTGGAGAGAAAACGCCGAGTGCGCGAAACCAGAAAATTCTCACTTAAAACCGTTTTTCTTTTCTGACGTGCCTCGAGAAAAATACGATGCTAGAAATCTGTGCTACACGTGTGACGTTAGAAAAGACTGTCTTAAATACGCACTAGAAAACAAAGAGTTGTGGGGTGTATGGGGCGGAAAAGATGAAGCTGACATTAGAAGAGCTTTGTCAGTTTCTCATGAAGGAAAAGAAATTAGAAGAACTAGGTTTCCAAACTGCCCGTACTGCGGGGCACGGCCAGGGAAATTGACAGTTATTGTGGCGCCTACGCCAGAAGGCGGGAGATGGTCTACAATGAAACTCGTGCAGTGCACCGCGTGCGAGTTTACTTGGAGAAGTAGAACTAGCGCGAACGCCGTGACAGCGTATCACGCGGGGAAGAAAAAATCTAAGAAGCCTGCTGGTCCGCAGACTTCTTAGCGTCTATTTCACTGTTCAGTGCTGCAATTGTTGCTTCTAAAATAGCAATTCTCTGGGCTTGCTGAGCTACCTGTGAAGAAAGACTATCTACAATCTTTTGAACGTCAAGTTGCAAGTTATCGGCCATGCTGCTATTTTACTTACTTAAGCCCAAGAGTGCTGCATCTTTTGTCAATTAAGTCCGAGTATTTTGAAGAGATCTGCTGAACTAATTCCTGTATCAATGCGTTTCTCTGTCGCTGCGTAGTGTGGTCGCTAATGTGCTGCTTATACAGCATTTTTTTGACGTGTGCGCATTTTGTTGTTAGAAATGTTCTAATGAACAGTTCGTAGTCGTCGGCAACTGTCAAATTTTTATTGTGCCCGTTGAGAGATCTATAGGTGTCTGCTCTCCACGCGCGCACGTGATTAGGTGCCGAAACTATGTGTTTTAGCGTTGTAGCGTTCAACTCCGGCGATGACATAACCCATACCTTGTGCTCGTCTGACCAGTAGTCTGAGCCATAACCAAATCCCCACCCGGGTGGGTACCTCCCAGACTGGCCATTTGGCAGTAGTTCACACCAGTCAGAGTAGACAAATCCAACTGACTCGTCTTTTGAAAACTCCTCATGTATAAGTTGAAGAGCGTCACTTGTTAGTTCGTCGTCGTGGTCTAGTTCAACTAGTATGTCTCCGTTTGAAACCATAAACCCGCGGCGTTTTACTTCACCGATTGATCCAGAATGAACATGAGATTTGTGAGCAGATATTTTGTATCTTTCGTCAGACGCGAACCCGTAGACCTGACGCCACACGGCGTCGGTAGTTGAGTCGTCCCATACAACCCACTCCCAGTCTTTAAACGTTTGTGACTTAAGAGAAGCCCAGGTTCTTGCTAGAACGTTGTAGTCAGTGTTGTACGTTGGAGTGATTACAGAAATCATGCTTTCTTTTGTTCTGTATACGACAAAACTTAGCTACTTACTTGAGCCCTTCGAGAGCTTTAGTGATTTCTGTTAGAATGTCTGTGAATACTTTTTCTACCTTAGCTGGGTCGTTTGCCATTTCCGGCGAAATTTCGTAGTGCACCCAGTTGCCGCCAGGGCCGATCATGTTCTTATCGTAGACTTTCCACGCGTCGCGATCGCAACGGTAGCCGGCGCCAAAGCCTTTAGTCTGCATATAGTGACCTTTGTAGTCGTGGATCTCTTCAATACCCAGTCGATCACGCCAGTCGAACAAAAACGCCGTAGCCTCTTTGCACTGCTTGGCGTCTCCACCAAGGTCGCAGGCACGCCCTGTAGCGTGAACTGATAGTGGCGGGGTAGCGCTACCAGATCCGCGAACTGCGCGATTAGCGTAGATCCCGAGATTTTTCATTCCAAACAAGAAGCACATGAGGTTCTGAAATGATTGTGTCCCTGGTTTGGCCCCTGTGACACCGGCGGCGTCTTTGTTCCCTGTGTACGGTCTCTTAGCCATTTTTTCCTCCAAATTGTTTGTAGTCTTTACATTTTACCTTATTTTGTAGCCATTGTCATCTTAGGTATTTTACTTTCATTTACTGGCACAACAAGTAGTAGCGACAGTGGCAGTAGACTATTAGTTAGTTTGGATGAGCGTGAAACTCGGTGCTGCACTCCAAAAATGAACTCAGAATTAGCTTGTCCGACGATATGGTAAGCAACGATTCGTGCGGGTACATCCAGTGCGCTGGAAACACAACAACGCCGCCTTTTTCTGGTTTTACTTTTAGATTTTGATACGGAAAGTACGTTTCACCGCCTTCTTCGACAGTGTTAACATAGCACACGATGGCGCCGACTCGTCGGTGAACCCGATAAACCCACTGCTGACCGTCAACATGTTCGCGGTAGTATCCGTCATTTTGTTTATACATTTGCCACAGATACCCGGTGTCAGTGATACCGGGGGCCTCAGCCAGATATTTGAATCTTCCTAGATATTCTGAAATCACCGGCCGCAGTTCTTGGTAGATAAGTTCATCGATGCGAGAGCGCTCGGTCTTAACACTAGCACTGGTGTCCGAACTGTTCCAGTAGCCTTCCTGGTCCATTGTGTTTTTCCAGCGCTCACCGCCTGGTGTCAAAGGCTTACCTGAGATCGTCACTCCTGGCCTTGCTAGATCAAGGTTGCTGTAGTAGAAAGACCAAATTACGTCGCACAACTCGTCACTGAGCCCGTGCTCGTAAAAGATAATACCGTTGCCATAGTCTCTGGGCTTCATACGTCCTCAGTTTGTTAGTGCGCGATAGAACATTGCGACGTTAGGGTACAGCATTTTTGTTTTAATCCACGCATCGACAGTGCGGGTGATTGAACTCAGTTCCGGTACGTCGGGCTGTTGGCGTGCATTGGTATCACCGCGCAAATACCGGTAAACATGCATTGGTCCGTGTGACCCAATGCTGTCTTTTACTGCACTGGGCATCTGAAGTTTTTCAAAGAATTGATTGGCCGCTAGGGCAATGTTGTCTGTTGAGTTCCATGGGTCATCGGTCACTGACGCCCACTCCAACATCAGTTTAAATAGCGGGAAGATGCTCCTAGTGGCGGCCGGCAGGTCACTCTCACTCAGGACAAAGTGCTCATTATCGTCATGGCGACCAGAAAAATACTTGCAGTAAACAATATGGCCCACGCCGTCTACTGACAACAGCACATATACCGACTCTATGTCGGATTTGCTCACCGGTAGTAGGGCGTTTCCAACGCCGGCGGCAACCTGGCCCGGGCGAAGGAATGTTGATGGCGCGTTCCTTCGCCCGATGTCGCACCTACTGGGGTCAGTGTCCGTAAGCGGTTCGGAACCGAGGAACTGAAAAATGCCGATTGTGTTGGATGGTCCCCATTTAAGGAGATGCTGCACCTCTTCGTAATGAGTGCAGTTGATGTAGTAGTCGCTACCACCGTAGGAC